CATATACAACGTGCAAAAGCATAAAATTGGAAAATACAATTACAATGATCTTATCAATTCAAGAAAACCCAATAACTTTTATTTTGTGAATTTTGGAATAAAAAAGTAAATAAGATTTTGCATTCTACGAGACAATAATTATATTTTGTGTATGCATAAGTAATTATTGTTTTGTAGAACCTTTGATTTAATTCAAAGGTGTTTTCATTTATGCCAAAGAAAGCCAAAAAACCAAAGATTGATAAAAAAAAGCTGAATGATGAAAATGTAGAAATTGCAAAATTAATTGCAAAAGCAAGAGATCATTATACATGCCAGCATTGTTGAAAAACAATCAAAGAAACAGCAATACATGCAAGCCACATAATTAATGAAGCAAGAGATCACAGACTTGCAAGTGATCCATACAACATAAAAGCATTATGTTATAATTGCCACATAAATCGGCGACATAAAAACCCAATAGAAGCAAGTCAATGGTTTAACGAAAAGCGACCGTGAAGATATGAAGAATTGCAAGCCAAACATATCGAATACATGTGAAAGTGAAGCATTGATGTAATCCGAATGATTGAAAGAAATCAAGAGTTAAGGAAAACATGTGCAGAATTGAAAATCGATATTTCAAAGTTCAAGTATGGTGCAAAAATTTATAATGATAAAGAGTGATAAAATGCCAAAGCAAAAGCGAGATTATGAGAAAATAAAAATGGAATTCATGCTTTCTGATTTTGACGAAGTGAAATCATATATTACTCATAAATGAATCACATATAATGCAGAACGAACGAGACGCACAAAATGACGGTGAAAAGAAAAACAAGAACGGAAGAAAAAAATATACATGGAAGCATTAAAGAAGAAATGAAAAGAAGCAGTTGATGATGTTTCAAAAAAATTGGAACGTTACGAAATGCTTTGAGATGAAATATTACAACGAATGGAAGAACAATTTAATCCAGTTGGTGAAGATTGAAAGCCAAGAAAGATAAACAGCAACGATATAATGAATATATGGAAAATCAAAAGAACGGAAATGTGATTACCAACCAACATTTCAAAAACCGAAAACACAAACAAGGACGAAAGATCAGAATTAACAGATGATGAAAAAGAAGCATTAAAAGAAATATTGAAAAAGTCAAGCAAATAAAGAAAAAGCGGTGTTTATGAAAATCACACCGTAAGGGAAATGGAAAATACACCATATTGACAATTTACAAAATATAAAATAAATGAAATACGAAGAAGCATTAAACATATTTAATAAAAGCCCATTATTAAGAAAAACGTATTTTTCAGACCATTTCTTCGACTTTTGCAAATTCTATTACAAGGAATATTACAGCTTTGACACGCCAGAATGTTTACAAAGATATTATGAAGCATTGGAATCATGAAAAAATGTTTATTTCAAGTGATTCCGTTGAAGTGCAAAAACAACCATTGCCCAAATGTATGTTTCATATTGCATTGCGTATAAAACACGCCGTAATATCATGTGGTATTCACAAACGATTGATAATGCAGAAGAAAATTTAACATACATTGCCAACAGCTTTATAAATGATACAGATCAGTGAGAAAGATTTTGCAGAGATTATGGAAATTTGTATTACCCAGAATCAGTTATTAAACAGTGACAAAAGAAAATAAAAAGAATCGACAAATTCGTTACAGAAAATGATTGTTATGTGCGTGCAATGAGTTTGTGAACATCACCAAGATGAAAAAATTATACAGCACCAGATTGAAAATTCAGACCAGATTTATTGATATTTGATGATGTTGATACAATTGCAAGTTGCCAAAGCAGAAAGAAAATTGACAAAAATTTTGAGTTCATGTTGAATGAAGTGTTGTGATGAACGACATGATCCACACAGATAATATTTTTATGAAATACGATATATGAAGATTGAATCGTTCCGAGATTTGAAGAACACATCAAAAATGATTCAAGCCGAGTTATTATAAATTTGCCAATATACGATGAACATAAAAATATTGTTTGGAATAGATTTGTTGAAACAGATGAAGAAGCACAAAAATTGAATGAATGAATCCGTGAAGTTGCAAAAAGATATGTTTCACTTGAAACCGAACGCAAGAGACTTTGAAGCATATCATTTAATCAGAATTACTTGTTAATTCCATATGCAAATTGACAGCACATAATCACAAGTGATATGATTCAAATTGACCATGAATGCAGAAGTTATAAATACGATTCAGTTGTAATTGGTGTTGATCCAGCAGTAAGTGAAAAAGAATGAACGGATCGTTTCGCAGTATGTGCAACATGAAGAATAAAAGATAAATATTACATACTTGAAAGCGTTTGATTGGAGTGAGTGGAAAAGAACATAAAACGTGCAAGTGAAACAGTGAAAAATTTATACATCAAACGAAAAGCCAAACGTGTAATTGTTGAAACGGTTGCATATCAAGCAGTGTTGAAAACAGTATTTGCCAATATGTGACTTGCGGTTCAAGAGCAGAAAACAATCAAAGATAAAACAACAAGATTATTGGAAAAGCAAGTATTATTTGAAGAAAAACGTGTGTATTTCGCACCATGAAATGATGATTTGATTTACGAATTAAAATCATTTCCAAACGCAGAACATGATGATCTTGTTGATTCGATGTTGTTTACAATGCAAGAAACAAGGAATAAGTTTTTTATTTCTTCATTCTAAAAGAAAAAATGCAAAAAGCGAAAGATAAAAATAAACAAGAAAAACCACGAAATTCATTTCGCAGTGAATGATTGGAATTGCTTTGAGCGGAAAGACTTGTATTAGAATTTTTACACCATGATACAACACACCATGAAACATGCAGACCAACAACAAAAATTACGCTTTATGAATTCCGAAAATACCTTGAAGAAAAAAAAGACAAACTCGACGAATACTTCGAAGAATAAGAATTATTGCCGTGAATGTTGAAAACAAATACCAGCGAAATTCAAATGATCGCAAGCTTTATATTGTGATGAATGCAGAGATGAAATAAACGAAGTATATTGATTTATTTAAAATGTTTTTAATTTATTAATTATATTATCATGTCAAAAGAATTTAATGACAAACCACAGTTCACAAAAATGGAAGATTTATGTGAAAACGGGTTCAAGGTTGAAAGAGACCAGCATTTGGAATCAAATATTGATCCAATGAAAAAATTCCAAGAACTTGCAAACATTATGAATGGAATTATCAATGCAATTACGCAAGCAAAAAACATGCAATTATGAGTATTGCAAAACATCGCAGTTTATAATGCGTGGGTTGATATTATGAACGACGCAAAAAAAGAATTGTGATTAACTTATAAGGAATTGAAAAAGGTAAACGAAAAAGATTTTGAAAATATTGTTGATTGCGATATTGAGAAATTACCAAAAATTGATATTCATAAAGAAGTTGAAAAAGAATCAGAATAATTTATTATTTTTTCACTTCGTATACATGAACGAACGGTTGCAATACGTAACCGTTTCTTTATTATAAAAGCAATTTATATTTTAACACATTTGCCAATGACAGAAAAACAAGAACAGCCAAAGAAATCAATTTTAAAGAAATGGTGGTTTCGGGTATTGATATTTTTCTTTTGTGTATTTCTTGCAAGCAACATGGATTGAACACCAGCAACAAATACACCACAGCAACAACAAGAAATTAAAAAAGATGTTGTTCAAGAAAGAATGGATCATATCACAGAATTAATGAAAGCAGAAGTTCCAGAATTTGAGAAAGTAGAGAAAATCGAAGATAACGTTATTTGAATATTCTTTACAAGCACACCAGATTTGTGAATTGAAGATACTATTGATTCAACAACAAGATGACAAGCAAGAAACTTATCGCTTGATGTAAACGGTGTTGCGAGTGTGAAAACATTTGTTTGATGAAATGCGGTGATGTATTGCACAGCAACGAAATGACAAGTGAATGATTGTATGGATTATAGGTAATTCCAAATAAATCAAAAAACGAAAACGGCGAAAATGCCGTTTTTTTCTATATATTTAAAGCTTTGATATTTGACATTCGTGATTATAATGTGCGTGTTTAAATGAATATAAACATGCATGCAATTATTCTGAATTAATATTTCAAGGGTAAAGAAAAAATCATATCAACAATCAAACTGAATAAACCTTTCACAATTATTCAGTAATGATGTTGTTTTTTCAAAACAAACATATTATGATTTATACCAAAAAAACGGTGATATTCGCCAATGTGTAAGAAAAATCGCATGATCCACAGCAAGGAATGGAATATATTTGCAAGATAATGACCGCCAAACGGTTGAAGATAATGTTGTTACAGATCAAGTTTTTGATTTATTCAAAGTTCCAACATTCGCAAAATTTAAAATCAAATTTTTCATGAATTATTTATGTTCATGAGAATTATATGCAAAGCCAATTAAAAACGCATTCGGTGAAACAATCAGATTTGATATTATTGATTCAAGAGCAGTTTCAAAAATTATAAGTAATTGAGTGATTGTTTGATACAGTGTTATTGAAAATTGAACACACACCAGAAAATACAATGCAGATGAAATATGATATTTCAAGTTTGAAGATGACGTAAACAATACTTTAAACTGAATGTGAATATTAACCAGTATATTATATGACGCAGTTCTTGATTTGGAAGCTTTAAAAACAAATTACAGCTTTTACAAGAACAGTGCAAGACCAGATATGATGTTGCTATTGGACGGTAATTTAACCGAAGAAGAACAGCAAAACGCCGTTGATATGTTTAATGCACAATTCAAGTGAAGTGAGAACGCACATAAAACAATTGTTGCATGATGAATTGCAGATGTAAAGCAATTATCATTAACAGCAAAAGATATGGAAACCATATCACAAAGAAAAATGACCACAGATAAAATATGCAGTGCGTTTGGAGTTCCAAAAGCAATGTTATGATATGTTGAAGATGTGAATTATAATAATGGACAAAATCAAAAGGAAGAATTCCTTGAATGAACAATAAAACCAATGGAAGCGGACTTTGACGCAATATTAAATAAATTGTTGCAGATGTTCAGACCAGATTTATTCGAAAAATATTGGATTAAATCAGATTCAGAACAATTAAAGGAAACGCAAGAATGGTTGAATGGACAAAGAGCAGATGTTCAAAATGGAATTATAACAATAAATGAAGCAAGAATAGATCGTTGACTTGAACCAGTAGAAGATGAAAACGCAAACAAATTGATATTAAACAGAAGCCAAGTGCTTCTTGAAGATTTAGCGTTGGACGCAACTTTACCATGAGATGAATATTAAAACATGTTATCACAAGATTACAGAAACTTATTACGTAAAGAAGCAAAAATATATTCGATTATTCAAAAATCTTTTAAGAAGCAAAGAAAATACCTTGAAGAACATGTAAAAGATTTATACGAAAACCACATATACATAATAAATATTGAATACAACTTATTACAAAATGAACACGTGCATTTATACCCAGAAGAAAAGAAAGATTGGACAAATGAAATACGGTGAGATGATCCAATGGAATGATTCCGAAGATCAATGTGAATATGAGCATTAATTGAAGAAATGCAATTACCATTGGAAAAGGTGTTTGAACGTTGATACAAAACACAATACAGAAAATTCAGTAAATTATTAAGGGAAGAAAAAATTGATTATTACCCAAACAAGCCAAGTGAATATGCAAACCAACGATGAGAATTAAACCTTTCAAATTATAAGTGAAGCATATCACATACAACAAAACGAGATGTAATAAATACTTTAAAACAATGAATTGATAATCATGAAAGCCGAGACGTAATACAATTAAAGATAAACGCAATTGATGATAAATTGTTTGGATTACCAAGAGCAAGAGCAATTGCAGTAACCGAAACAACAAAGGCGTTTGAATATGGAAATTTACAGCCAATGCTTGCTTTACAAGAAGCGTGAATCCAAATGGAAAAGAAGCGGTTGACGGTTGGTGATGATCGTGTAAGACTTGAACACCAACAAGCCGAAGATGAATGACGGTGTGATTTAGATTATATTTACCCAAGTGTTTGAGTTGATATGCCACCGTGATGAGTGAATTGTCGTTGCACAATGCAATACAGAAGAAAAAGGTAATTATTTATTTAATAATTTATATCAGATGAAATTTAAACTTATCAAGGACAAAGAGTTCTTTCAAATCGTATGTGATCAGAAATCCGTTAAAGAAATAATTGACGGTGAAAACAAATCATACGAAATCGAATGATATGCGTCAACCAAAGATAAAGACCGCATGAATGATGTTGTTGAACCAACAGCATTTGAAGAAACTTTAAAGCAATACATGACAAATCCAATTGTATTGTTACAGCATGACATGGACAAACCAATTGGAAATGTAATTGAAGCAAGTATTGACGATAAAGGATTATTCATAAAAGCCAAAATTACAGAAGATACAGATTGAGTATTTTCAAAATTAAAGAACGGTGTATTAAGAACATTCAGTATTTGATACAGCGTAAAAGATTATGAAACAATCGAAAACGTGGACGCTGAATGAAAATACAGTTACACAAACATTATTAAAGCTTTGGAGTTATTTGAAATTTCTCTTGTTTCAGTTCCAGCCAATCCATTTGCATTGGTAAAATCTTTTGATTCATGCTTTAAATCAGAAGAAGAAGTTGAAACAAAAGAAGATGAAGAACCAAAAGCAGAAGAAGTTAAAGAAGAAGTTGTTGAAGCAGATAATGAAGAATTATCAGAAGAAGAAAAAGAACCATTAAATGGTAATGTTGAATTCCATAAAGAAAATGAAGAATGAGAAAACAAAGCAGTTGAAGAAGAAAACAACGAAGAAGAAATCGCCGATGATGACGATACTTCAAATAATGAAGAAGAAGTTGTTGAAGATGAAGAAGAAATCCCAGCAACAGAAGAAGAAATTGAAGAAACAGTAAAAAGCATTGAAGAAGATATTGAAAATAAAGAAGAAAGTGAAGAAAAACCAGCAGATGAAAATTCTGAAATACCAGCAGAAAGCGATTGCGAAGATTCTGAAAATGATGTTGAAACTACATCAGACGAAGAAGCCGTTGATGAAACAAGCAACGAAGAAATCGTTGAAAACAGCAAATCAATTAAAGCTGAAATCAAATGAATTGAAAAAGCTGAATTTCAATCATTTGTAAAATCATTCAATGAAAAATTGAGTGAAAAAGACGCAGAAATCAAATGATTAAAACAGCAATTATCAAATCATCAAGAATTGGTGAAATGAATAATTGAAGTTATGATTCAATTAGATCATGCGGTAAAAAATACAGCGATTCAATCATGAAGTTCTTATCAAGCACCCGCAACAAAGAACACATGATATTGAAAAGTTGCAGAGCTTTTAAAGAAAATGCAACATAATTAATCTTTTAAATCATTAATTTATTTAATCATGGACCTAAAAGAATTAGCATTACAAGCAAAAAAACTTGCTTGAATAGAAGTTAAAGAAGAAGTTGTTGAAGAAACAAAAGCCAATGAAGTAATGAATACTGGTGCTTCTGGATTCGGAACTGAACTTGTTCCAACAAACGTTGTTCTTGATCCAGCATTGGACATGCTTCCAAAATATTCTTCTTTGTTAAATTTACTTCCATGAAATCATGGAAATAATATGCCAATAAGTGCAAAAGTTCCAGTTATTGGTGAAGCAGATTTATTCGCTGGAAACAGTGAATGGACAACTGGTGCAGTAACTTTCACACCAGCAGATAATTGACCAGATACTGGTGCAGTTACTATTTCACAGTGACAATTCATTCTCTATGTTGATATTTCAAAAAGAGAATTAAATTATTCAGTTGGTGATCTTGAAGCTTTGGTTAGAGATAGAATTAATAAAGCAGCCGCAAGAACAATTGACGCTTCTTTCATAAATTCAGATAACACAGCTTCTGGTTCTGGAAACATCAACGGAACATATTCAGGAAGCCCATATTTTACACAGCAAGCAACATGAGTTAGAAAGGTTGGAATTGCAAATACAGCAATTTCAGTTGGAACATTAACAAGTGCTTCAATTCTTGGTGTAAAATGAGTTATCGACGCATGATATCAAGCAGATTTGAATGATCTATTGATAATCGCACCTTCAAATGTTTACGATAAAATGCTTGCATTATCAGAAGTTATCACAATGGACAAATTCTGACCAAATGCAACTGTTGTAAAGGGTGTATTAGCAAAAGCATTCGGAATCGATGTTTTGGTTGCAAGAGATTTCCCAGCATTAACAAATACTTCTGGACTTGTTGACGCAACAGCCGCAAACAACACAAAAGGTTCTTTCGCAGTTGTTTACAAACCAGCAATTCAATATGGTTTCGGACAACCACTTGAAATTGAACTTGATCGTGTTGCTGGACATGGAATCAGATTAACAGCAACTTTCGAATTCGGTTTCGGAATTGCAAACAGCACAGCATGACTTGGAAAAACAATCGGATTAGGAGTAAATGTAACTCTTTAATTTGATTAAAAAATATCTTGCACGGTTCTTTATTGAGCCGTGCGAGAATTTATAACATATAATATTATAACCATGACAAAGTTATTAAAAAATATTTCAAAGGAAACACAGCTTGTTGATTGAGAAGAAATTAAAGCATGAGCAACTTTTGAAACAAGGTGGCATGATTCTATTTTAAGGAATTACCCACACCTTTTCGAAGAAGTAAAAGAAGAAGAAAAGAAAGAAGAAAAAGTTGTTGAAGAAAAACCAGCTAAAAAATCAACAAAGAAATAATTTATAAAATACCATAAAACCAATGTATTCAAGTTTATCACAATTCAAAGCTTATTTATGAATCGATAGTGCAGATACAACAAAGGATTCACAATTAACACTTGCATTAAACAGTGCATGTGAATTATTGAATCATCTTTGTGGTGTTGATAGCTTCGATCAATGAGAATATGAAGAACAGATTGATTTGAGAAAAGTGTATACAAATTCTTTTTGATACAACATATTTTTGAAAAATAAACCAGTTCAAAGTATTTTAAAAATCAATGGATCAGATTATTCATGAGTGAGATGAACGGATTACATGGTTGCAAATCAAAGAAGAATTATTTTTAAATCGCTTGATACAAATTCAGATTTCGGATTTATCACAATTAAATACAGTGCATGATATGATCGTGCAAGAGTAGATTGACAAACAACGGTTGATGATTTACCAGACGATTTGAAATTAATGGAAATGATCCTTGCATGTTGAAAGTTATCAGATGAAATTAAATCTGAATTAAATATTTGAGTTTCATCATATAAATTATGAGATGAACAAATTGTTTACGGTTGAAAAACAACGGGGCAATCAATTGATGATATATATTTCAGTTTTAAAATCATGCTTGATAAATTCAAAAATTTTACATTAGCAATATAAACATTCATGATATTATATAATAAAACAGCAACAAGGTATTGATACACAAAAAACCAGTATTGAGTTTCATCATATGAGTCTGAATGAACAAGATTTGCTTGTAATGTGCAACCGCTGGATCAATCAGACGGATTTGATGAAGCAACGGTATATAAAATGAAAAAATTGTATTGCGAATATTCATGAAATGTTGTTTGAGATAAAATTGTTGTTGATTGAACAGCATATATTGTGAAATCAATACAAAGCTGGGACGGAATCAAAAGAAAATTTTACAAAATTATAATGTTAGAAAGTGAATGAAATTAAACTTGCAATGAGACATACAAGAATTGATGTGATTGAACGATAAAGTAAATGCAGTTGTTCAAATTATATTGGTCGATGTATGAAATGAGATTACAAATAATGCAAAGGAAAACGCACCTTATTTAACATGATCATTAAGAAAAAGTTTGAACCAAGATTTCAGTGCAATTAGTAAATGATTTGCGGTCGTTGGTTCACCTTTGGATTATGCAAGTTTAAGAGAATATTCAAACAGAAAGAATCCACAAACAACATTCTATTTGAAAAGAGCTTTCACAGAACATATGGACACAATACACAATATAATTTTGGAAGATTTACAAAGTAACATGAAAAAATAATGACAGATACAACAACATATTCATTCAAAGCAATATGAGACGCATTATATAATAAAATGCTTGAAATCGCAACGTGAGAAACGGCAAGAATTTGAGCAGTTTATAATCATGACATAAAGATTGAAGATTGAATAAATTTACCAGCAATTATCATTACCCCAGATAATGGAAATATCAGATATCTTGATTCTTGCAGTTATCAAACAGAATTGAATTACAAAATCAGATTAATTGATAGAATTCAGAAAAATTATAGTGCAGTTGAAGATAATTTAAGAATTGTCGCAGATATGGTAATTCAGAAATTAAAAGAAATTGAATCTATTGTTTGGAATAATGATGATTGATACACTGTAAAATGTGAATACGATTATAATTGGTGATTTGCAAATACGCAAGAACCATTCAGAGTATTTGAAGTCAATTGTTCATTTACCGCAATGACAAAATAATTTATATCTTTATACAAAACAATCATGGCATGCAAATGATGTAAAGACAAAAAACCAGAAATCGAACAACACGTAAGTATTGTAAACGATAATGGTGTAAGGAAATATTCGTTTCCAAAATGGTGATTAATTATTGAATGAAAAACAATGCTTGAAGCATTAGAAAAAGCAAGGGAAATTATGAAGAAAAAATCTGAATGATCAGATGAAGAATAAAAAATTTTTAGCATTTAATCAATTAAAAAAATGGTATACATCGGAAGATTATCAGCAATTTGACTTGGTAAAGAAACAACAAGGTGAACAGCAGTTCAACCAACTGTTCGAATTGCAAAAGAAAGTGGTGTTTTAAACCCAACAACAGAATCTGTAAATGATGAATCATGATACGGAGTAATTGACGGAATTTATAATTCTTTTACAACAAAGAATTCATCAAATTTAACAATTCAAGGAGTTGCAAAAGATTATTCAATGTGATTCTTTTTGCTTGGTGCTTTGTGAAAATACACAAAGGTTTATTGCGTAACTTGAACACCAAGTGGCGGAACACCAAAAAGATGAGATGTTTTAACATGAAATGGTGCAACATTAAAGAAAATAATAACAATCGGAACAACAACTTATTATTTCTTTGATAAATCAACTTCATGATCTATTACAAACGGAACATGGTCAATGACAGCAACAGCCGTTTCAATTAATGCACATTTCTTTGAAGTATTACAAAATAATACGCACCCAACATTTACACTTTACGATGATGATCCAGTAGCTGGAAGTTATGCACCATATTGTATGATAAACAACTTTGAATTATCATGTGAAGTTGCAGATTATGTAAAATTCAGTGCAGAATTTATGTGAAAGCAAATGCAAGCTATAAATGGAACAGTTACACCAGCATATGCAACTGAAAACGAATTTACAGCGAGCATGGCATGAGTAAAATTTGCAAGTGATGAAAGCGGTTTGAATAGTGCAAGCGAACAATGTATGCAAAATTTCAGAATCGCAATAAATAAGAATTTAACAGATGTTCAATGTTTCGGTGATACAGATATTGCAGATATTTATAATCAACAATTCGGTATTGAATGAGATTTTGAAGCAGTATATGAATCAACAACATTACGTGATTATGTATTAAATTCACAGAAAAAAGCCGTTAGGTTCTACGCAATAAATACAAATGCAACAGCTTTGGCAACATGAATTTACCCAGCAATTTATGTTGATTTAATGAAAGTTTGATTCAGTGAATGGACAAAAACAGATTCAAACGATGAAATCATTAAACAAACAATGTGATTTACTGGACAATACAGTAATGATGACGGAACTTCAATTGAAGTATTGCTATTAAACAGCGATTCAAATTGATATTAATATATCACGTGCTTGCAGTTTTTCCTTGTTTATCTGTAAGCACGTATTTAAAACAAGGATTCTTTAATTCTTAAACAAGGAAATCATGAAAGTAACAATTAACGGTGCAGAAAAAGAAATCACCATTTCAAACGTTTATACAAGAAAAATTGATCGTGAATACAATGATATTCTTCTCGATTGATTGAAAGCAACACCCCAGCAATTACAAGCTGGTGAAATTGAAATCGCAATTTCAAACGGACAAAAGGCAAACGATTATTTAATCGTTGCAATGACAAATTTAACGGCAGAAGAAGTTGATTGATTGACGGTTGAAGATTACGAAAAAGTTCTTGAAGCAGTAGAAAAGGCAAAAATACCCAGTAAAAAATAATGCTATTCTTGAACAATTCGCAAAAACATTACGTTCATGAAGTTGATTAACAAAAGAACACCGTGATTACATATTGATTAAAGAATTATATCATTGCAAGCCGTCGGATTTAGACAATGAAAGTGAACATGTTCTTAATCTACACTTTGCAATGATCCAAGAAGAAAGAAAACGGGAACATATTCAAAGTGAAAGAGAAAAGCAAAAATCCAAAGTTTCATCACATAAAAAATAATCCACATGGCAAGCACAGAATATAATTTAAAACTTAACATATCGGCAAATAATCAAGCAAGCAAAGAGCTTGATAATGTTTCAAAATGAGTTTCGAAAATCGAAGAACAAGCAAGCAAATTGCAGAATTGATTTTCATGGTGAAAAAACACCGAAAAAACATTGAAACAAATCGGAGTAACAGCAACGGCAGTGGCTTGAAGTATGGCTTTGTTATGAAAAAGTTTTATTGACGCTTCAATAGAAAACGAACCATTACAAAGATCATTTGAAAGATTATCACAAAGTGCATGAATTGCAAGTGATGAAATGTTAAAAGCAATGAGAAAAGCTTCAAAGTGAACAGTTGCAGATACACAATTAATGGCACAAGCAAACAAAGCATATTCATTATGAGTTGTTTCAAACGTTGAAGATATGTCAACGATTATGGAAATTGCACGTGTAAAAGGGCAAGCAATGTGAAGAACAATGGAAGAAGCTTTGGACGATATCGTAACATGATTATGAAGATGATCAGTTCAGATTTTGGACAATTTGTGAATCGTTATTAAACAAAGCGAAGCACAAGAAATGTATGCACAAATGCTTTGAAAAACTGTGGATCAATTAACAGAAGCAGAAAAAAAGCAAGCATTAACAAATGCAGTTGTTGCACAATGAAAAAAAGAGCTTGAAGAAGCTGGTGAAGTTCAAGAAACAATGCAAGAAAAATTGGCAAGAGTAAATGCACAACGGCAAAATATGAAAAACACAATTTGAAATGCATTAATTCCAGTTGTTGATAAATTATTAAAGGCAGTTACACCAATTATTGAAAAGGTTGTCAATTGGATTGAAAAGAATCCAAAATTAACAGCAACAATAATGACCGTTGTTACAGCGGTTGCATGATTAATTGCGGTTGTTTCATGATTGGCTTTGGCTTTACCATGATTAATGACGGCGTTTACAATGTTGAGTTGACCAATTGGGCGAATAATTGCATGAGTAACAGCATTATGAGTTGCATGGGCAACAAATTTTTGATGAATAAGAGAAAAAACGCAAGAAGTGGTTGATAAAATTTCGGAAATTGTAAAACCACGAATTGAAAAATTCCAAGCGTGGCGAAAAGAAAACGGCGAAACTGTAATTGAAATATTAAAAGTTTTACGGGACGCAGTTTGAAATATATTTAAAGCTTGACTTGATGTTATTGGTTGAATTCTTGAATGAGCATTCAAAACAATTGATATCATGATGAAAATATTTTCATGAGATCGAGAATGAGCATGGAATGGAATTGTTGATTTAACAAAAAGCACACGGGAAACAATCCAAAAAGTAACGGAAGATTTATTTTGACCATTGCTTGATTGGATCGCAGAAAAATTAACAAGTGCGTGGACATGGATTACTGAAAAGGTAACAGCAATTAAAGATTCCGTTGTTTGAATATTTACAGCATTATGGGAAGCTTTAAAATTGTGATTTGAATTCTGGATTGCTTTATTCACATGAGATTGGGAAAAAGTGGCAGAAATTTGAAACACAATGGCACAGAATATTGATACAGCATTAACAAATGCATTCGGAACAATGCGGGAAAATATCAAAGGAAAATTCAGAGAATGAATTGATACGGTTCTTGGTTGGGTTGAAAGTTTTGTTGGTGCAATTGAATGAGTTGTTGAAAGAATCAAAAACGCATGGAATAACGTAAAAAGTGCGGCACAAAGTGTAGTTTCAAGTGCAAAATCAAAATATGATAGTGCGGTTGCTTCTTTGAAAAGTTTGGTTTCATGAAAAAAAGCTGGTTGATGACCAGTTGTAATGTGAAACACATATTTGGTTTGAGAAAAGTGACCAGAATTATTCGTTCCAAATACTTCATGAAAAATAATACCAAATAATGAAATTACAAACAACAATTGAATTACAATTAATATTTCATGAGTAAGTGTAAGAAATGACAATGATATTCAAGAATTAGCAAAAGAAATGATCAGACAAGTTAAACTCGAAAAGAATTTCTGAATTGCATAAAATTTATATCAAAGAATAAAATACAATGGACAATATATTACTTAACAGCGGTTTATTATGAAGTTCACCATACAAGAAATCATGAAAAGGTGCAGATAGTGGAATGTTTATCTTTAATTGATACAACTTGCATAATTGAACAACAAGGCGTGTAATTAATTCAGATCATGATGATTTATGAAGCATTGCTTTTGAAACATACGATTACCCAAGAGCAGATTGATGAAACGCTTTGAGTAAATATTACAGAACAAAAACAATTACAATTACAATGAGTTTGTCAGCACCAACATGAGATTGATTAAACGATTTGATTGATGAATTAAAATTCCAAACAAGCAAAACACAATGATATCTTGATATAATAATTAATTGACTTGTAAGAAGACGGGAAGCAACTTTAACATGATTGAGTTTCGGAAGACAAAATTATAATATAAATTTTTTGCAAGATGTAACATTAACGTTTAATTGCGTGAATCCATTGGCTTTCAATTTAACAAGTATTACTAATACATACCCATGAATCAGTGGTAATTATGCAACAGAAATTAATTACACGTGAAAAGTGAATTGTTACCCAACAATTTATTTAATCGTAAAAGCTGAAAGCGATTTAAATTCATTCAGTATTGATATGAATTGATATGTTTTCACCGTTTCACAATCTTTATTACCATGAGATTTTATAATAATTGATTGAGAAACAAAACTTGTAAAATTGAACGGTAGCGTGATTCCATATAATTGACCATTCCCAGTAATTGAACCATGATTAAATCACATTGAAATAAATCTGAATTCATGAGCTTTGGCAAATTATGATATGACATTTATTTATAAAAAGTTCTTCTTGTAATGAATAGATATGATATAAAAATTTACAGCAAAACATGAGTATATCAACAAACAATTAATCCAAACGTTGTTATGAATGATATTTCTTTTTCAGAAAATACAAATTGATGACAATGACAATTGCAGTTAAACCTTGCATTGGCTTTTGGTGATACAACATTTCATTGATGAGAATTAATCAAAGTGATCTTGTATAATGAAAGATACAAGCAAGGAAAACAAATTTATTTTTGATATGTAACGCAAATTTCAAGAAGATACGATGTGAATAAATGATATATTACGATTACATGTTTATGAATTGCAAGTTTATTAAATGCAGTTTTATTTACATGAAGTTATAATTGAACGGTTGAATCAGTATTGAATGCAATAATTAGCGAATTCAACGATAATTATTCATGAAATTTAATTACAGTGTGACAAATTGATTCATATTCAGAAAATATAAGTGTTTCGTTTGATAATAATACAACATGTGCAAAAGCAATAAATACAGTAAATGATATTGCGAATTATTACTGGTTTATTGATTCTGAATGAAAGTTTAATTTCAGAGAAAAATTTACACAAACAAACCATATTGTTGCAAATCAACAAGTGGTTGAAAGTATGGATTTAAATTACGATATTGAACAAATTACAAATAGAATATACGTTGAAAGAAAAGATTGAACCATAAAGGTTTATGAAAA